GATTTTTCTCAATTTTTTTATATTTTCACCTAATCTGATTTCCGACTTATCCCACATAAATACCCGCTTCTTTCTTATCGTATTTTCAATATAATCATATCATAAAAATTCGCTTCTTAAAAGGACAAAATCCCCCTCTCATCATACACGCTCCCCGTACTCCCGCCATTCCTTACCGCCCGGTCCAGCGCCATGATCGCCGCCACCGCGCCGTCAATCTTCTCCGTAGACTTCTCCTTATCCGGCTTGATATTCCCCGCCGGGTCCGTCCGCACAAAAATATTATCCATCATCCACCGCAGCACCGGATGTCCTCCATGCGCAACATTCCTCTCCAGAACCAGCTCCATCAGCCTCTTCGTAGGCGGCGACATATCCTTGAACCCCTGCCCGAACGGGACCACCGTAAACCCAAGCCCCTCCAGGTTCTGGACCATCTGCACCGCTCCCCACCGGTCAAAAGCAATCTCCTTAATATGAAACCGCTTCCCCAGTTCCTCAATAAACCGCTCAATAAACCCATAATGGATCACATCCCCCTCCGTAGTCTCCAGAAACCCCTGCCTCTCCCACACATCATAAGGCACATGGTCACGCCGCACCCTCCGCACCATGTTCTCCTCCGGTATCCAGAAAAACGGTAGCAACACATACTTCTCCGAATCATCCCTGGGCGGGAACACCAGCACAAAAGCCGTGATATCAATAGAACTTGACAGATCCAGCCCGCCATAACACTCACGCCCCAAAAGCTCCCCCTCATCCACCGGAAAAGCACACGCATCCCACTTCTCCATCTGCATCCACCGTGTAGACTGCTTCACCCACTGGTTCAGCCGGAGCTGCCGGAAAATATTCTCCTCCGCCGGATTGTCCCTGGCGCTCAAACACGCATTCCGCACCTTCCCAATATCAATCGTATGCCCCAAAGACGGGTTCGCCCGATACCAGACCTCCTCCGAAGTCCAGTCCGCATCATCCGCCGCCCCATAGATCACCGGATAAAACGTCGGGTCCACCTTCCGCCCGCACAAAATATCCTCCGCCTTCTGGTGCTGCTCAAAACAAACCGA